CTCCCTTCGGTGATACGTAACAGCATCATGCCTGATACTGGTACGCATCGACTTAACCTCGCCAAGTAGGAAGCTGATATACAGACCGTCCGGATTAGTAGCACTGGGGCCAAATTTCTTTGGCTTGCATGCATAATCCATATTGTCTGTAAATACCTCCACTCTGCTTAACAGTTTTCCGGGGTGCGCGGTTCCATCGCTGGATCCGCTCCCTGGAGATTGACTGTAAACGGGGTGATGGTACACGAGTTTGTAGGCGTTTCCGCCCACCTTGACTCGATCAACTCCCTTGCCAGCCTGAGCACTGAGTTCGACGTAAGTCTTACCCAGCGCAAATGGTCGGCGACCGGTTCCTTGGGTAACGATGCCCAAGTCGTTGATGACATATGACCATGGTCGAGCTTGGTACCGGTTGTAAACAACCGTTCCATTCCCGTCGTGTCTAATGTCAGACTTCTCAACGAGCGAGAAAGGTACCCTAACTCCGGACTCGAGACCTTCGCAGTACGGGACGAAGACACGATGCCTTCGCCCAATGCTGTGTAGAAGATACGAGCATGTCCCTTTAAGAGGGATTCCAGTGTAGGATGACCACTCGTTAAACCGATTGATGGCGACAAAGTAGTCTTGCAGCGACCTAAGTTTCTTAATGAAAACCGGTCTAACTGGTTGGCCATAAAGCCAATCAGTACCGCAAGACTCTCTGAAACCTCCCTCGTGAAAGGTCTTTCGAGCATTAGGTCGGAAACCGAACAGTCGTAAGTAACGATCGACCTGCCTGTAGATTTCTCTACTGCAGATAAGATCGTCGCCGAAAACTGCAAGGTGGCTCCGTGCCTGAATCCCGGGTAAAAACACCCGAGAGACCGCTCGAAGAATCGACGCGAATATGACTGTCTGGATGGGGAACGTAAATCCATTCCCCATTGTTGACAACATATATAGTGCGTGCTTAACATCTCTTTCTCCTTTACGGCGTACCGTAGTTGCATGGGAACGTAAACTCAACATGAGCTCAAAAGCCCATTTTGGGAACACTAACTCACACAATTTCAGCGACACCGAGTCGGAGGCAGAGCTAAGATCGATAGTCGCGAGACTACCGTCCTTAGAGCCAAGACACGCAAGTCGCCTGTTCACACTAGGTAGAGTTGACAGATCGATTCCAAAGAATCTTTCTAGCCTTCTCTCTGTGTGAGCGCCGAAACCAAGCTGAAGAAACATATTCAGCGAGGGTTCGACGCAGATCATGCGACTCGTCGATGAGGTCTTAGGAACGAAGGAACATTTGCTACCGTCAACCACCTGAGCTTCTCCGAAGTTCTCGTAGCGTTGGCATTCCGCATCGGAAAACCGAGGGATAAGACTCGAGTAGCTGTTGTACACGGAGTACAACCATCCTGATGTAGTCGTAAGGGGCGAAGCAAAGTACTTCTGATAAAATGAAGTACCTGTTGACCCTCGGGCAGCGCCTGGGCCTCCTCGTCCTTCAGACATTAAGTCTTGGAACGAAGAGACAAGCATTTGCCCATTCGGATGGAAAAAGTTGTGTATGTCTTTCCGGATTTCTCCGAGAATAACATTATCAACTTCCATTTCAGGCCGAAACGACCAACCTAAGCAGAGTTGATTAGACTCTACGAAGGCATCATAAGCAGCTTGGTCAGCAGATCTGCTATCCTCTGGGATCCATTTACGGATCACATTGTCTAGCAAATAGCTGGCAGCAAACTGCCTATAACTTATCTCACTAGGTACACGAGAAAAACAATTCTCTACGTATAGGTGAGATACATCAGAATAGACGGCGTCATAAAGATCACCAGAGCTAATGCTCATAGGAACTCCTTGACGAACGTTGAACTGGGTCCTAGGGATAACCTAGGAAATCAGCTGTTATGAGTAGCTGACACCAGCTAGCCCAGCAAGCGCCAAAGCGACGGACGCGGCCCACTTTCCAAGTGCGCCGGCCTTCGCC